AAGCTGAGGGTGTAGGTGTGCCTGATCCAACTGCAACGCCAGTTCCGACTTCGGTTCCAACTGCAACGCCAGTTCCGACGAACGCACCAAATCCAACGCCAGTTCCAACTGCTCAACCAACGCCAGTCCCAACTGCTCAACCAACGCCAGTCCCAACTGCTCAACCAACACCTGGTCCAACGCCAGCGTTTACATTTGCAACTAATACAACGTCTGGTAATAGATTTATATTTGCACCTAGTAGTCTTATTACTGATGTATCATATACAATCGTAGCAGATGGTAACACTAGTCCAGTTGCGCCAAGTAATTTTAGTACCAGTGGTGTTAGTGGTTCAAATCAAACTGGACCAACTGTAACAAACAATTCGAACGTATTTACTGGAACTTATAGGTTTACAAAAACTTTTTCACCAGTTTCTAATCTGAATGTTAACTGTACAGTAAGTGCACCATATGGCACATCAGATACTTGGTATTGTACACTTGAAGCAGATTCAGGTCCTAAAAATACAGCTACACCAATGCCAACTAGTGGATCAGGTGGAGGTTCAGGACCAACTGCAACACCAGTTCCTAATCCAACTGCAACACCATTTCAATTTCCAACTGCAACTCCATCGTGGAGTGGCGGAGGCGGAGGCGGCGGAGGCGGCGGATGTCACGTAGCTGGAGAATTACTTACGTTAGCTAATGGTGAAACTAAATTAGTAGAAGATGTAGTTGTAGGAGATAACTTATTATCTGTTAATTTTGACGGATTTAGTTTAGATGGAGAGTGGAAATCATGGAAAAGAAGAGAAGAAACTCTTGGATCTGTGTATACAAATACGACTGTTACCAATGTTACTGTTTTAGACTTCGATAAATATTATGACTTCAATAATGGATTATTAAAAATCACAGAAGAACATCCTGTCCTAGTAAAAGATACTGTAGGAGATATTTACTTCAAACAAGTAAAAGATATTGTTAATTCTGATTGGCTCTTAAATGAAGATAATGAATGGGTAGATATTACATCTATAGAATTGATAGCGGTACCTGAGAGGTTTACAACATATTCTTTTAACGTAGAAGAATCTGATGTTTATTTTGCAAATGGTATAATAGTACACAACGTTGAGAATCTTAAGATAGAGGATCAGAAATAATCAATAATAAAATAATGAGCATTATAAATAAAATTATTAGTAATAAGAACACCCTCACTTTTGTGTTGGGTGCTCTTTTTGTTTTAATGTTTTTAAAACAATGTGACAGTATATCTTCTTTGAAACAAGACGTTAAATTAGCACAAGAAGATGCTGGTAGACAGCTTAATAATTTTAAAGCGGCTCAAGATTCTGTTACTATATTAAGAAATGATAATGGTGATCAGCTTGCTCAGATTAGATCTTATGAATTTGATTTATCAAATATGGAATCTAGTCAAACTAAGTTGACTAAAAAATATAAGAAAGCGTTAGCGCTTAATGATGACTTAAAAGAAGTTAACTCATTAATTTCGGCTAACCTAGAAATTACAGATAGTTTAGATGTAACCACTACAACTGAGACCATTGACACGACAACTACTAAAGTTACGTTTGCATCATCAGAAGATTTTGGTGATGGTAACTCTAGAAAACTAACAGGGTTTTCTACCTTTAAATATGAATTTGAAAAATTTAAAGTATTGGAAACTAAGTTTGAATTGACACAAACTTTAAGTTTAATGGCTGCAATTGAGAACGTAAATGGAGCCGATAGATTAAAGTTATCGACAAGCTATCCTGGATTAGAGATTAAAGATATTGAAAATATAAACTTAGTTAATAGCAGATTAAATAGAAAAGACCAAAAGAAATCTAGATGGCTAGTTGGTTTTGGTGTTGGATATGGAATTAATTTAAACAATAACCAAGTGATTAGTACTGGACCATCTATTGGTGTAGGACTTTATTGGTCACCTAAATTTTTACAATTTTAAAACATGGCTCAATCAAGCAGATATTTTTACTTAGATTCTGATATTTTATTAGAATTTATTTATCATGACCAAGGAAATCCTTCTAAATATCAAATAGAAGTTGACGATAATGGTAGTGAGGTAAAATTCTTAGACACAGTAAAAGGAATTACTTCAGAAAAAAGACACTTAATTAATGAATTAGGTAGTGCTGTTGTAAACTTTGATGTAACAGAAACTTCAGGATATTTATCAGTTGAAAACTTTGCATCAAGAACTTTACTTTTACAAAACGGAAAAACTTATAAATTTAATTTAAGTTTATTAACAGATCCTAGTTTATTTCAAATCAGTGGAGCTTTAGGGATATACTCTTATTCTGATGTAACTAAGATTGCTCAATTTACACCTAATCAAAATGGGATAATTGAATATTCTTACGAAGGTTTAATTGGAGGTAAAATAATAGTAGACACAAGAGCAAATCCATTATTTGCAAATCCAGATGAAAATACAGGAAACGATATTAATCAAACTATTGGAAGATATCACGCTATAAAGTCTGGTGATACTGGTACTAAATATGCATTACTAGGTTATGATTCGACAGGAGATTATGAAATGTTTAATTACATTAATAATAACGTTGAGTGGGCCGGTGGAAATGAAACTGATCTTTTAAACAACCAAACTAATGCAACTGCAAATATTAATTATATCAAATACGATAGTATTAGGTTACATCTTAGAAGTGGGTATAGTTTTGCTGCCAGAGGATATGAAGGGTTTTTATTCGAAATAGCAACTAAAAGAAATTCAGGTGTCAGGAACAATTTAACACAATTAGTATACTTAAACACTAGTAACTATGAATACGCTAATCCTAAACCTTTTATTTTAGGTGAGACGTTATATAGTAAATTTATTGATATTAAAATTCCTACTCTTATAGAACAGAATGAAGAGTTTAATGATTTATTTTATGGAGATGGAAGTGTAGGTTCTAGTGATTTAGATCCAACTTCTAATTATGAAATGACATTTAAATTAATAGATACATTACAAACTATTAATGGATTTGATTATTTCCTTACAGGTGAAGAGAATAGTTTTACTATTTCTAGAGAAGATGAATTTCAAGATTTTACTGTGGTAGTAGAAGATGCTACTGATGGTGATTACTTTAAGATATACGGAGAAAAAGATAATTCTATAGGTGCCTTTGAAGCATACATACTAAATCAAATAACTAAGACTTCAGATGATATAGTTGTAATGTTTGATGTTGATGTTTTCGAAACTATAGGAAGTGTTGATGTTAAAACATTCCAAACATCATATACACAATATGAAGATTTCAATACACCTATTGTTTTTAGACCAGTGATTATTAATAGTAATACTGCTTCTAGTTTTTCAGTAGATGTAACTATGAGAATTTGGAATCAAACTGATAATACACAAATAGTAAAAAGAGCTAGTTTAACTTTAACACAGGCTGCAAAGTATGGTAAACGATTAAACAAGTTAAAAATTAATTCCCCAAATCAGTTAACTGAAGTTTATAATGTTTTACCTGAATTATCTTCTAATAAAATTATAGAAGGAATATTTACAGACAACTTGCCTAAAAGTATAAAATATGTTCCTACATTTATAGAAAGACACAATGTTATTGCATCAAAATCAAAAATAGTGTTTGATTCTTCTAATGAAAATATAATGACACAGAGTATTACTGAGGTAGATACTTCTGAGTTTGTGAATGAAACTAAACTAAATATTGATATACCTCCATTTACTTCATATTATAAATTTGTGATTGCTAAAAGAAAAGGTGATGATGTAGAATTTATTTCTTTTACAAATGCAGAAAACGTAATATTAACATTCGGTGATGGAAAACAAAAATTAAAATTTAATCATATATCAAACAAGGATATTGATATGGGTGAAGGTGAAGTTTTGTTTAAAATAAGTGAAGCTAATGCTAATACTATTAGAGGTATGAAAAACAATAAGTTTTATATTAGCGTTAATAATGGCATTGACGAGAATATGATCATGTCTGGTAAATTTAAGAAATAATAAAAAACAATGATCTTAAATAGTAGAAATAATTCATTCGACTTTAGGTTTCCTAGAGGATTTGTACCCAAAGAAGTTGCTGATAAATATAAAAAATATATTAATAATGTGCCAGGTGGTTTATTATCTGAGCCTGTAGATTTTATAAATTATAGCATTCAAGGTATTAATATACCCGGTGTTTCTTTTAATCCGTTAACACAAGAAGATAATGACGGTTCTATAAGATATCACAGAGGTGCTATTCCAATACAAAACACAATTAATAGAGAATTTACAGTTAGTATGCAATTACTAGATGGGTTTATTAATTATTGGATTATGATGGATACACTTTTATGGTATTACGCTAGATCTACTAAACAATCTCATATAGAATCTCCATTAACTTTAAGAATATTAGATGCAGAAGGAGCATCAGTAGCATATATGGAATTCACAGATTGTATCATGAACTCTATTAATGAATTAAATTTAAATTTTGCAGAAAACGTTGCATCTTTTCAAACATTTGAAGTTACGTTCTTTTATAATAGATTAAACCTTAGATTAGAATTAGAATAAAATAAGATATATAATACATGAAAACATTTAATACATATTTAATTGAAAACGCTGTTAACGAACAGGATTTGGAACTTATTAATGAAGGTCTTCAAGAAACTTGGACTCCAGAGTTAGAAGATAAAATAGATGCAGCATTAGAATCTTTTGCTTCAGAATATCAAAATGAAGATGGTTCTTATGATATTGAGAGACTTAATGAAGAGATGACTAATGAAGGTTTCTTTGGATCAATTATTGGTGGACTTACCGGTTTTGCTTTAGGGAAATCTATTGGTAAAATGCTAGCAAAAGTTCTTGGTATTCAAAAAGGTGTGTTTTACGATTTATTAACTTCTAGACTTGTAGGTGCCGCATTAGGTGCAGCTCTAGGTAAAAAACTGTAAATGAATTACTTAGCAGTAGATTTTTCTTTAAATTCTCCAGGTTTAGCCATATATAATGATAAAAAAAAGAGTTATCATTTTATTAGTTACATAAAACCAAAAACAGGAACTAAAGCAGAACAAAAACTTCAAGAAGAGATTTCTTTATTAGAAGATGTTACTTTAGTTAATCAACCTGATTTTACAAACAATGAATCTTTCTCAAGCGCCGAACTCTTAAAGGTAAAGAGATATGATAAAATGGCTGATGACTTAATCAACCTAATATTACAAAATTCTTTTGAAGGTGATGGTTTCACTATAGCATTTGAAGGTACTTCTTATGGTTCTAAGATGGGAACTAATAATATGATTGACATGGCAGCAGGAGCCGCAATCTTAAAGCTTAAACTTTTAAAGACCTTAAATCCAGAAGATTTACTTACTGTTGCTCCTACCACAATTAAGAAGTTTGCAGGTAAAGGTAACATGAATAAACTACAATTATTTGAAGCTTACCAAAAAAATGTGAACGAAGACCAAATCTTGGCTAAAAGCCCTTTGTGGAAAATAGTTAAAGACCTAGAAATTGGGAAGAAGATCCCGAAGCCTTTGGATGACTTAGTTGACGCTTATTTTCTCGCAGCATACGTTTCAAACCTCCAAGCCTAATCTAACTTCTGGCTTAACTAACATTTGTTATATGCACTTGCCGAAAAACTGTTTCATTTTATTTTAAAAAAAATTAAAATTAATCCCAGGTGAAACAAATTAAAGGTTAGATATATAATAAGTATAATAACAAAAGTATTAATTACATGTTAGTTACAACAGATTACCTTCGTTTATTAAGCATCCTACAAAAAATGGTGATAGCGAACCAGCTTACTGAAAAGCAAGCGTCAGAGTTACTTCACAAATCAGGACTGATTAAGTTAAAGGAGAATAAATGGAAGGAACCTTCTGGAGCAATCTTAACAATTAATTGAAACTATTTATTATTATACAATATAAGGAAACGAAAGAACATTAAAGTAATTTCAAGGTAAACAATTAACAATTTTAACAAACTAAACAATTTAAAGGTATGAGTGATTCATTTGACATTTTTAACTTGGGCGTGGAAGACGTAGAAACGCACCAAGTACAAGCAAGTAGTTCTACTAACGAGATCTACAAACCAACAGCAGACGATGGTAAAGACGGAACTTACAAAGCATTAATACGTTTTGTGCCAAATCCAGAAAACCCTCGTAATTCCCTAATCCAAAAATATGTACACTGGTTAACAAACTCTAGTGGCGATGGTAAATTAGTTGATTCTCCAGCAACAATCGGAGAAAAATGCCCTATCGCAGATGTATTTTGGAAGTTGCGTAAATCAGATTCAGCTGTAGATAGAAAATCTTCAGATAAACTAAAAAGACGCCAACAATACTATTCTTTAATCAAGATCGTAAAAGATCCACAAAATCCAGAATTAGAAGGTACTTACAAAGTATTTAAATTTGGATATAAAATTAAAGAAAAGATAGACGCAGAATTAAAACCAAACTTTGGTGAGCCAACACAAGTATTCGATTTATTCGAAGGTAAAAACTTTGAGTTAGTTATCACTAGACAAGGTGAATATAATAACTACGATACATCTAAATTTTCTTCTAGTAAGTCAGCTATTATTATGGGCGATGCCCCGGCAGAACGTAGTAAAGAAACTATGACTACTATCAAAGAAGAATTAGAAGCAGCTCCTTCATTAAAAGGATATGATTATCAAGCATGGGACGAAGATACAAGATCATTTGTAAATGATGTATTAAGAATGTATCTTAATCCGGGTGATTCAATTGCATCGATGACATCAAGTGCTCCAAAGGCAGCAACTAAAACTGCAACAGCAGTAAAAGAAAAACCAGCGGCAGCACCAGTGACTTCAACGTCGGAATCAACTTCAAGTGTATCAACAGATGATGATCTAGATTCTTTCTTGAATGACCTCGACATCTAATAACAATATAGAACTTACTGAAGAGTTAAAGGATAAAATAAGATATGCACTTAAGCAAGTAGTATCTCAAATACATTCTACTCCTAATAAGAAGCTACTAAAGGACATGCATGGGCGAATAACCTGTGCATGTCCCTATTGTGGCGATTCTCACTCGGACGATACCAAGAAAAGAGGTAATATATTTTGGGATACACTACAGTATCACTGTTATAATTGTAGTTATCATACTAATCTATATTCTTTTTTAAAGGATCATGATGTTAAGATGGATACATCTAATGACTCTTTTATGGTTATCGATTACATCAAACAAAACAAAATACAGGTAAACCCAGAGTCTGTATTGAAACACCAGGCGCTAGAAAAGATACATAATCTAGCAATTGATGTTGAAGAATTCAAGAAACATTTTAAAGCTAAAGTAATAGAACCGGGTGATTGGATTTGGTTTCAATTAAAAGATAGGTTATTACATAATCGATCTGAAGAATTTCTATATTCAGACAAAGAGTTTCGTTTGTGGATTCTTAATTATAGTACAGATGGCAAAATTATAGGTGCACAGACCCGTAGAATGAAAGGGTATGGACAGAGATATTTAACTTATGATTTACCAAAATTATATGAAGAAATGGGTAAGCCATTAGAAATGAGCAATGAGGAACTAAACACACTTACAAAGATATCAACGCTTTTTGGAATTATGCAATTAAATTTCCAAAGACCAATAACAATGTTCGAAGGTCCTTTAGATGCTAAATTCATGAATAACTCATTGGCCTTAGCAACTGCAGGTAGATCAACTGATGATTTTGATGAGATACCAACTGTTAGATATATGTTTGATAATGACGCAACGGGTAAAAAGAAAATGGCAGAAAAGTTAAAGAAAGGACGTCCCGTTTTTATGTGGACTAAATTTCTTAGCGAAAATAAACTAGATACATATAATATTAAGGATCTAAATGATTTAATATTGAAGTGTTTTGAGCTTAAAATCGATGCTCACAAAAAGATCGATAATTATTTCACTTCTAATCAATTAGATTTATGGTATGTATAGAAACGATTAACAACATGGTTGAGGATAACTTTGATGAGTTCCAAAAAGACAGTGATAGATTTAAGGGTATGAAACTTTTGATAGATTTCAAGCCATTAGATCTTAGCGTCAATTCTCCAGAAATGGAAATGCCAAAACCTAAATTTAAGAAGAGGCAAATAACATCAAAATTTATTAAACCAAATCCTAACAAGAAATCATTATTTTAATATGACTAAAGAAAACATACTAGCATTAGACGGAAAATTAAGTAGACAAAGAACTGAGTGGACAAACAATATAAAAAAGTTGGCACAGAGTTTAAGAAACTTAAATTTAATGGAAGAAACAATTGCTGAAGTTTTATCTTCACGTCAATCTCTAGTAGAACAAATGTCGTATTTAAATATGAAGGTAAAAGAACAAAAAGCAAAAGTAGCTATTAGATATAGAGAAGCCTATATTAGATACTATGAATATGATTATAAACTCGGAGAAAAACAAAAAGAAAGATTTATAGAGACAGACTTAGCAGATGAAAACATGATATTGGCTCATCTAGAAAATCAAGTTGAGTTTTTCAAAGATTCGGTAAAAACCCTAGATAATATGGGATTTGCCATTCGTAATAGACTAGCATTAAAAGATCTATAACGAAAAATAAAAATGCTCTAACAATGTGGAGCTTAGTTTAACTGAAAACAAACAGTTGCTACGTATTGATGAAGCAACTGAATTAGAACTGGAACAACTCAATATTTCTTTAAATAGAAGAATTGATTCATGGCGATTTAATCCTTTGGTTAAAAAGGGTTTATGGGATGGATATGTTTCATATATAAAAGATGATAAATGGATTCCTTCAGGATTATGGAGAGAAGTCATGCAGATATGTAAAGAATATAAATTTGAGTTTAAACTCAATGGTATTACTGACATGTTTGATACCAATATTAATCAAGAAAAATTTACAAAATGGGCTTTAGACTTTTTCGAAAAGTCAGAGATAACTCCAAGAGATTATCAAATAGAGGCAGCATTTAATATACTAAAATTTAGAAGATGCTTAAGTGAGCTTGCAACTTCTGCGGGTAAAACACTGATATCATTCTTAACAGTATCATATTTACTAGAACAACAAAAAGCAAAAAAGATTTTATTTATTGTACCCAATGTATCATTAGTTGTACAAGCGAGTGAAGATTTTCTAGACTATAATTATAGAAATGCAATAGATATTAAGGTACAGCAAATATACAGTGGTCAAAAATTAAGGCCAGGTAGGAATGTTATTATTGGAACATATCAATCACTTGTTAAAAAAGATAAAGCATATTTTGCAGAATTTGATGCAGTAATTGTTGATGAAACACACAAAGCAAAATCAGCCTCTATTAAAACTATTTTACAAAAGTGTATTAATGCAGATTATAAATATGGTTTATCTGGAACTATTCCAAAAGAAGGCACATTAGATAGATTAACTTTAATGGCATATACTGGTCCATTAATTACAGAAATAAGTGCACATTATTTACAAAACGAAGGGCACATTGCTGGTTGTAAAGTAAAGGTAATTAAAATGGACTATGCACCTCAATCTACAAAAGACGCATTTAGAGAAATGTCCCAGAATAGATATGAAAGTAAAGACGTTTTTAAATTTGAGCAAAACTATGTGATCAATTCACCTGGAAGACTTAATTTTATAACAAGCATTATCTCCAGGGTTAAGGGTAATAGTTTAGTTCTTTTTCATAGAATTGAACATGGTAAAAAAATATATGAAAAACTCAGACAAGAGAGTGATAAATCTGTTTATTATGTTGATGGTGGAATTGATAAAGATATTAGAGAAGAACACAAAAAGAAAATGGAAGCTGGAGACCAAGTCGTCATTGTCGCTTCATATGGTACATTCTCAACTGGTATATCCATCAAGAAAATCCACAACATATTCTTCACAGAATCATTTAAATCGGAAGTAATTATTAGACAATCTATCGGTAGAGGTTTAAGGCAACATAGCTCTAAAGACTCGGTCAATATTATAGATTTTGTAGATGATTTAAGTTCTCCTGATTGGGACAACTATTTAATAAGACACTCCAAAGAAAGACAAAGGATCTACAAGGAACAGAAGTTTAAGTATGATATAAAAAATGTAGATTTTGAAGGAGATATATAATAAAATAATAACATACAAAAAAATAACAACACTATGTATAAATTAAAATCTTTTGATCAGTTTTCTACTGAATCACAAATCAATAGATCTAGACAAGTAGAAGAAGAAAACTCTACTAAAAGAACTACCGAAGCAGAAACATATAAAAATTTACTTGGTGAATTTAAAGTTACTTCTATCAAAGAATTAACTGAAGAGCAAAGAATCGAATTTTTTACTAAGTTAAGAGGCGCTGAGATTAACGAAGCAACTGTTTTAATTGAAGAAGGAACTAGAGGACAAATTGGTAAAATCGATAAAAAAGGAAATATCACTTCTGTATATATGCATTATGATTCATATCCTGAAAACATATTACCTATTATAACTTCAACTTTTAAAGATGGTAAAAATGTAGATTTTATTCTTAAGAATGGAGACAGTTCGGGTTTAGATAAAGATGTTAAGAAGATTAATTTCTACGGGAACTTTACAGCGTCTAAGGGTAAAATTGCTAATATATCTAAATATCTAAGGGATGTTGCTGATGGCGGCGGTGCTGAATTCGTATACTTATGGGATGAAGCCAACAAAGAATGGTTAATGGCAGACATTTACGGTAAAGGATATGATGATGTTTACCCAGCGTTTGAATCTTTAACTACTTCAGTAAATGAAGCTATTTCAGTTCAATATAAAAGAGACGCAAAAAAAGTTTTAACAGTTTATAAAAATTTATTTACTAAGAAACTAACAGATTTTGGTGCAATGGACAAAGTAGGTACATTAGGTTGTATTAAGTATCTTTTTGAAGAAGCAATGACAGACGCTAATTTCCACAGAGAGAAAGTTATATCTAAGAATATTAAAGGTACAATAGGTTCATTTGAATTAAAAGTAGCAGGTTTAGGTAATCACTTTTTAACAATAGGTGCTACTACTACAAAAAGAATTTTAGATAAACATTATAGTGACCTTGCAAATGCAGCTGGTTGGTCAGGAATCGGAATTGTTGAAGGTACTGCTCTTTATTTAGAGAGTATTAAAGAAGAAGCTTCAGGTCAAGCTCTATTAAATGCGTTTAACATGTTTGAGTCATTTGCGTATGACGAAGGAGATGCTATCAATGAGAAATCATATGATAAAAAGTCTTTAATGAAAGCTATGAAAGCAGATGATGGCATGATTCAATTAGGAAATGGACAAGAGTATGTTATTTATGCATATGGTAATGGCAACGATAACAATGATGATATGTGGGGAGATAAAACAATCTTTGGATTAGATCAAGACGGAGAAGAACATGAGATTAAATATTCTGACATTGTAAGTTATAATGAAGCTACTGTAGTTATGGATGCAATGGATCCTAAATCAAAGATACTTAAAAAACTTTTAAAGAAACATAACGTTAAAATGAAAGTTTTAGATCCTAGTGGACCAAGTGGTTGGCCAGAGGTTGAAATGACAGGTTCAAGAGAAGATCTGCAAGCAGTTTTAGCATCTGAAGATGGTTGGGACGACGCTGGTTTAGAAGAATATATTGAAGAATCAGTAGTTACTGAATCACACCCAAAATGTTCAAATAAAAAAGGACATGCATACAAAGAAATTGACAAAGACGGAACTGTAGAATGTGAATATTGTGGTTTAAGAAATTCATTAAGCGAATCAGAGGTTACTGAAGCTAAATTTGTTAAAGAGTTTGACGAGGCTGTTTTAAAAGCAACTACACAAGAAGAGGTTCTTGAAATTTATCCAAACGCAGAATTCTTTATTGGCAAATCAGATCATTTCTTTGGAGAGTTTGATGAAAATTTATTCTTTAAAGCATATTATACCAAAGGACAAAAAGAATTTGAAATCAAGTCAATTTATTCTGAAAAAAACAGTAACTATGTTCACTTATATAATGAATCAGTAGTTACTGAAGCTGAAGTTAATTCAGATGAAGAATTTGAAGAATATGCGGTAACTGTTTTACAAAAAGCATTTGGAGAAGATTTTGACGAAGCTAAATCTAAAAAAGTTATAGACGGTATTTTATCTAAAGCAGATGGAGATTATGGTACTGCAGTTGGTATGTTAACTAGCTCGTTAGGACAATAATAAAATAAGATAAATACCTTATGAAGATCTTTACTAATTTCAATGAATTTATAACTGAGAGTGTATTTACTAATACAACTGAGTCCCTTATTTTAGAAGGTGGAGCAGCGGGCCATATGTCACATCCATTTGATGAAAAAGATTTAACATTCGGTGACTTTAAAAAAATTGTTGAAGCTGGTCTTCAAGGAGAATTAAACTTTGAAGAAGTTGCAACTGAAAAAACAGATGGCCAAAATCTTCTTGCAACTGTAAAGGATGGAGTGGCAATGTTTTCAAGAAACAAGGGTCAATTAATTAGCCCAGTAGATTTACAAGGAATTATTAAAATGTTCACAGACCACGCTTCTAAATTAGTAGAAGAAACATATATTTTTGCTGCAACTGATTTAGCAGATGCTCTACCAAAAATTAAAGATCAGTCTGTGTTTAATAATGGTAAGGATTTCGTAAATATAGAATTAATCTATTCTAAAAATCCAAATGTAATTTATTACGAAAGAGATGTTCTTCAATTCCATGACATTCAAGAAACTGATGGTAACGGTAATATAACAGGCAGTAGAAAAATTGCAGGAGAATTAGTTAAAGCTTTAAAAGAAGTAGATGCTGATGTTCAAAAAACATTTACAATAATCCCGCCTCAGGTTTTAAAACTGGGTAAAGATCTTAATTTTGAAGAAAATAAAAATAAATTCATCAAAAAGATTGAAGCACTAAGAGATCGTTATGGTTTATTAGATACTGATTCAGTTTCAAGATATCACGAAATGTGGTGGAGAGAAACTATAGATAGAAACTTTCCAGATACAGAACAAGATTATAAAGAAGGTTTATTATTAAGATGGGCTTATGGCGATAAGAAGACTTTAAACATGAGATCTTTAGACAAATCGTTAGGTAAAGATAAAGCATCTCTTATTAAGAAATTTGACAAAGAAGATGTTAAAAAGAAATATAAAGAAAACATTAGACCGTTTGAAGATTTATTCTTAGAACTAGGATCTATAATTCTTAAAAATGCTTCTAATTTTGTAGCAGCAAATCCAGACAAGGAAATGCAAAGATTACATAATCAAATAAGAACAGAAGCTGAAGCTATTATAAAAACAGGAGGTGAAGCTCAAATTGCAAAAGTAGAAGCTGAACTTGCCAGATTAGATAGAATTGGAGGAATAGAATCTATTATACCAACTGAAGGAATAGTTTTTGTGTACAAAGGAAAAACAATGAAATTAACAGGTACATTTGCAGCCATTAATCAATTAATGGGTATCATAAAATACGGAAGATAATGGCATTACAAAATTTAAGAACATATTTTCAATCAACTAACATTAATGACTTTAATTCAATGTTGAAATTAACATGTGTTGTATCGGAAAAAATACAAGCATCTTCGTTTCATGTTAAAAGTACTAGTACCGGTTATGAATATTTTAAAAGCGGTTCTAAACATAAAATGGATAAAGTAGATAGAACTATGGTAAGATACTATGAAAATGGTATTAATTACTTTAAGGCTATTCCTAAAGATGTAAAAGAAGATATGCCACATGATTGGAAATTCGGATTTGACTACATGATAGACAACAAAACAGTAGATATCGAATACGAAAGTCTTCCTAAAAACCATCTAATACTAACACACATACAAATATTAAATCCTAAAAACCCTACACAAATTAAAAAAGTTATTAGAGATCCACAGATCTTAAATAAGTGGGCAGAATTATTAGGGGTACAAAAACCACCTGTTATATTTCAAGGAGTTTTACAATCAAATCAAAAAGATGACTTAATTAGATTACTAGAACTTTCTGATTCTGATTTTAAAATCAAATTCAAAGATCAATCTTTTACAAGAGCCATATTTAATATATTCAACATAGGTCTTAATAATCCAACTTTAAATTCTAATTTAGATAATGACATAGACGGTTTAATAGTAAACTTCTATGAAGGTAAAAATCCAAAAAGTTTTAAACTTGAAAGATTTGACAGAAAGGATATTCAAAAAAGAGAGCCATCTGACATGTATCAGATCGCTATATTAGATTTAGTAGAGTATATTACAGGGTTTAATCTTGAAGAAATTTCTTTAGAATCAGAAGATTCAGCAGAAAGATATATTGAATTAATTTCACACATCTTCAATGCATACATTGAAAAGAATGCTTCTAAATATGTAGGAGCTAGCTTTAATTCTGCAGATTTTTCAGAAAACAAAGGTTTTAAATTAAATCCAGCATTTATCACAAATGAAAAAACACTATCATTAATACAAAATGAAGTTTTATCAGAATTGTATAAAATAGCTTTAGGTAGTTTTAGAAAAAAGAGAAACAAAGAAACAGATATTATTAATAAAGATTTAATGTCACAGATCAATGAAATAGTTGATAGTATAGATGCAATAGTAATGGCAAAAACAAATGAAAATGATGTTCTTAATTTTAAATCATATTTGTTAAATCAAAAATTGCAATATAATGAATCTCCTGTTTTAGAAGCGTTAAAGGTAGATTATCCAGAACATGGTAAGAAATTAGTAAATATGCTTGTTGGTAGATTCCAGCCCTTTACATTGGGTCATGCTAAAGTAGTTGAAACTATTCATAAGCAAAATGGCCACCCGGTTGTAATCTTATTAGTAAAAGCCAAGAACAAGAAAAAAGAAGATGCATTTAAGAGACCTTATGATGAGGAAACTCAAGTTGAAATGATCAATAGATTAAAATCTAAATATCCAATTGAAGAAGTTTTCGTAATTCCAACAGGTGGTATTGACACTATGTTTAATGCAATGAGGCCAAAATACGAACCAGTATTATGGGGAACCGGAAGCGATAGAATGAAAACTTATGGATTTCAAGTAGATAAACCAGAATATAGAGAAGATCTTGGTGTTAGAACTGATTTTGGACTTTATGAAATACCAAGAACTGGTAAGGACATTTCAGCAACAGAGGTAAGAAACGCCATGTTAGATGGCGATGAGAAGCTATTTAAGAAGCTAACACCTAAGCCAGTACATGATATGTATAATGAATTAAAATCTAAACTGGAAGATTCTATGGGGGTTTTAGAAGAGGCTGAAACAGCAACATTAACATTCGATCAATTTATCAAGAATATATAATAAAAAACAATAATATTATCACATGGATATTAACGAAGAACCATTAGAAGAAAGAAACATCACAGTTAAGAGAAAATATACTGAAAACCATCCTGCAAGAACTGTTGGTAAAGCAGCTAAAATTAGAAATAAAGTATTAGAAGCTATTAAAGATGGTAAAATTTCCCAAGAAGAATTTAAAAGTATTGTTAAGGAAATGACAACTGATTCTACAAGATGGTTAAGAAGAAACACACCATATTTTAATGTAAGCGAAGATGGTATCTCTCTTACTAAAACAGGTATGAGAATCTTAAAATCAATTACTCCATCAACAGAAGTTACACTTAATGAAAAGGCAACTCCTTTTAAAATTGCAAATGCAATGGCAGAAGAAATGTTTGGAGAATTTGGAGTAGCAACTTTAGATTACGATGATTTAGCTAGAGTGATAGATATTAAAAAAGCAGATAAATTATCTAAAAAGTATGGAGAAAATAGTTTTATGTCATTAACTGAAATAGACATGGAAGAGCTTTTGAATAAAAATCCAAAATTAGTAAAAGAAAATACATCAAATATAAAAATGGAAACACCAAAAAACGAAACAATATTTATTTATGAAAGCTTTAGTGAATTCGTAAATTCATTATCTAACGAATTAGTTATTGAATCATTTGGTTCACAGAGACTTGCTCAATTATTTATGGGAACTAATGGCAAACTAGATAAAAATTTAGCTAAAGCATTTTACGGTTCTACTAAAGTCGCTATGGATAAAGTACAAGATGAAGACATTATCAGTACCGATCCACAAACAGCGTATAAGGCAAAACAAACAAACACTATTGTTTTTTATATCTCAGATAATGAAAAAGAAAATCCACATGCACCTTATGATGCATATCATTCTAATAAAGTTATTCCAGGAGGAGGTTACTTATTAGCAGTTACTTCTGGTGGTAATAAATTCTATGATCAAGTTTGGTCATCATCTAGTAGATATAGTAGTAGAAAAAACGATGATAGAAACCTTAAAATGGTGGATAATAATCCAACTGACTCTATTGGTATTGGTAAAAAATACAAAGGATGGGATGCAACTGGACTTTACAATGTAAAAAGAATTGCTGAAGTTGCAGATAGAGCTATTGTTATTAATGTTGATTTATTACAACAAAAGTATTCAACTGTAAACAAAAGAAATGATAGACACGCTGCAAAATCAGGAGCTGTTGCATTCAAATCACATGCTGATTTTAAACAAGAAAACAAGACAAGATACGAACAGATATTATCAACTAAAGCTGCTGCATTACCATTAGATAAAATGGTCGCAGATGCTATTGACACATTAACTCAACAAATTAAAGATGGTTTATCTAAAGGTGAAAAGACCAAATACGGAGAAATCTCCATTGGAACTAACAGAAAAGGTAACCACGTAAAAATGAAGGATGCTTCTAACCACATGTCAAGTATTTTAGATGATTATTCTAGATATTGCGATTATGTTCAACAAGATGCAGAATCTGAAAAAAGATTTGGTTCATCTGAATCATGGTACCAAAGAGAAGTTAAAAACTATGCAAAACGCATCAAAGATGGGGTTAATAAAATTGAATCTTTCGATTACGCTTGGTAATCAAAAAAACATTTATAAAAATGAAACATATTAAATTACTTGAATCTTTTTTAAATGAATCAATTTCTTTTAATAAAAAAGGAATTAAAGTTAAACTAGAAGACAAACTTAGAATTGCCAAAATAGCAGTAGAAAAATGGGGAGATTCATATAGCAGAGTTTTAAACGACGTTGAATCTATTTTAAAATCAGGCAAATTACCAAGTTATAAAGAACCATTAAGGGTACAAGGTGATACTGCAAAAGATTCTTACGATATATTTCAAGGAAGAAATGCTGTAAAACTTGCAGAAGCTATTTCTAAAGTAATTAAGAAATATAAGAAATATGAAGTAGCTCAATCTTCTGTTGGTGCTGCAGGTGGATGGTCAGGAACAATGAGATCAACCGTTGGTGGAGAAATCGAAGGTAGAGCAAACTTTAATCCAGGAGGTAGAAGAACATTTTTAATCGCAGTTACATGTGGCGGTGGAATTGACTCAAATGTTAAAGATAAAATGTTTCAAGAAATTTACGAATTAATGTTTGTATTAGATGAATATAATTCATCAGACGGCGGAATTATGTTTGATCATTCATCAGGTACTAATTATAGTACAATTGGATTAGCAAACTCAAGCTATTCTTTTAATAACGGAACAGCTAACAGTTTAATAGATATAATGAACAATCACTAAAATGAAGCACGTAAAGTTATTTAAACAATATATTAATGAGAAAATAGAATATTCATATTCTACGGTTAATGGTAAAAAGATAGAATCTTCATGGTCAGGTAGTGCAGATTCCCTTAAAGATTTTATCAAACTAATAAAAGGGATACCTGAAACTTTACAATCTATTAAAGTTCAAACTGGAACTAGTTCTTTTAATCCAGAATCAACAGAAATCAATGGACCATTTAATTCTTCTAAAATAAATAAAATAATTAAATTAGTCAAAGACGCAGATAAATCATTTGGTAAACAAGATGAAAAAATACACACATATTTGTTATCGTCTTATTATGGGGCAGGTGGTAAAAACCACAACTCTGATCCTGCATATATTTCATATAGAACTGAACGTAGCGATAATTTTGGAAAAGCAATGTCTTCAGGAAAACACGGATCATTAGATTGATATTAAAGATATATAATAAAAATAATAAAAATAAAACAACTATGAAACACGTAAAATTATTCGAAGCATTTGTAGCTTCACAGAAATTAAACGAAGGCTGGTACGGCCCAGTAATAGACGGATTTGAAGAACTTCTCAATACAGGTATCGGAGTTGAAAAAGCTTATGACCAAATGAAGAAATCCGGAGTTCTTAAAGGATTAGAAACTGACTTTAATGGCTATTTACTTAGAATCAAAAAGAATTGGAACGAGGGAACTTCAATTAATATATGGGATAAAGAAAACGTGAAGAAAGCAGAAGAAACTCATCAAAAGGAGCATGGTTTTCCATTAGATAGAGAGAACGACTCAGTGATATTAAATAGTTATGAAGATGGAAAAGGGGGATGGTCAATCTACACCGGTCATTGGGAAAAACCTAATAAAAATAAAGCTAAAAAATATAAGGTTAGTGATTTTACGCCTTTATCAGATAGTGGAGACAACGGTCTAGGTGGTGATGAAGCAGACTCTAAATGGGAGTCAGTGTTAGACGCATTCGGTGTGTCATATCTAGACGATCTAGTCTGGTTAGGTGATTACTTCCCTGAAATAGTAGAGGAAGAAGGTAGATCGGTTAAATCTTTTTCACTAGACAGTTTTGGTGATGAAGACCCACATGGTGATGCCGAAGTTTCGATATATAAGTGGAAGGGTATGTTACTCGCAATGCATGATGACGACTATCAATATTCCGCTACATTATGTAGAGCCAAAGATGTTGTAAAATTGGCTGGTCTTCTAGGAGATGATGAAGGTCTTGACATATATTAAATAATAATATAAAACAACTATGAAACGCTTACAATTATTTGAACAGTTTCTTAACGAAGCAAAATTAAAAGCTGGCAGAGATGAAGCATTAGCTAACGCTATTCTTGCATATTATTATGCAGTTGATGGAACACCAGAAGGTGACGCTGTACAAGCATTGCCAGGAAATCCTATTAGATCTGACGGTAGTGTAGGTGAACAAGATGGTTTATCTGCATGGGGAA